CGCTTCCTCTACCATCCTCGTATTCTCCACGTACTTTAGCCAGGCGTTTAGTCTCTTCAACTGCTTCTTCCTTTATGTGTTTAAACATTCTTAGATTCTGTCCAGTTGCTTGAGCAGATTCCCAAGGTATGTTCTTTGATTGTAGATATGAATGAAATCCCATAGCACCTAGACCTAGACTTCTTTCTCTCATTGCAGAGTTAGTTGCTCTCCATAATTCTTCTGGTGCATTCTTAATAAACTCTTCCAGTACATTGTCAAGCATATGAATCAAGTCAGCAACTAATCCTTTGTCTCGCCACTCATCAAACTTTTCAAGATTGACTGAGGATAAGCAACATACTGCTGTCCTATCCGAGCTTGTGGGTAGGTGGATTTCATTACAAAGATTACTTCCTTTAATTGTAAGTCCTCTATCTTTAAGTTCTTTTGGTAAATGTCTATTCGATTCATCTATAAAATTTAAGTAGGGTTCTCCAGTCCTGAAGCGTACCTCTAAGAGTCTTTGCCATAGTTCTCTCGCACTGACTGTATCACGGACTTCACCATTGCTAGGGTCAGTAAGACTCCAAGGAGTATCATTGACAACACAATCCATAAAGGCATCAGTAATATTGACAGCATTATTAATGTTAAAACACTTGCGATTACTATCACCTCCAGTAGGTACTCGGAGATTGATGAACTCGATAATGTCTGGATGACTGATGTCAGTATACGCTGCATAACTTCCCTTCCTTGTTTTTCCTTGTTTATAAGCAGTCATTGCTGAGTCTGCTACTTTAATAAATGGTATTGGCCCTGGTGCTTTATCACTCACTGGTCTTACATCACCCCAGTGTCCACCTACTCCTCCACCTTTAACACTTAACCACGCTAGTTCTGCTTGATGTTCGATAAGACCATACAAAGTATCACCAACATAACTAAGGAAACAACTGATAGGTAAACCATTTACTTCCTCATCAGGTGCTGGTGCGTTAGATAGTATAGGACTACTAAACATAAACCAGTCCTGGCTGACAGCATCATACAATCTTTGTGCTAGACTCATATCTTTATTAGAGTATGCAACACAAGCACGGGCGTATGCTTCTTGAGGTGACTTCTCTTTACCTCTAAGATAGTAGTTAGTAACCAGTTCTCTTGCCTGGTCTGACATCTTCTTGTCTCTACTTCTATCTATTGTTATACCTAAGTAATTACTTCTCACGTTTGTTTACCTCTATCTCTACCATCTCTTCACCATTATCATCATAGTAAGAAAAGTATGTAAGTTCTCCTCTGTTGTGCATTAGTATTGCATCAACCATACCTTCTTTGTATGACCTCTTGTCTATAAAGTAGATAGCTGCTGCACCTATCGCTACCCATATAAGACTAACTAGATATATCTCATTCATAAAACTCCTCAAATCTTTCTTTCTTTTCAATTAGTTTTTTCTCGAAGGCATTAAGTATATCTTCAGGTTCTATTTCTAATTCATCACACAATAAACATACATCATAATTTTGTGCTAACCTTTGCTTAAGTTCTTCGAGAGTAATCATTAGAAGTTTCCTTGTATTGAATCCACGTAGTAAGTAGTAAAACCACTAGGTGTTGTTTTCTTTTGTAGTGCATTGTCGAAACAAATATCTTTGTACCCACAGAATGCACACATCATATCAAGAACAACCTGACCCTTGCCATTTGTTTTGGTAGCACCTGCAATACGCATAGGTGGATTGTCTGATTCCATTTTCTTCTTGAGGTCAATAACATATGTGTCAATATCTTTCTCAAGTTCTTGCTTACATAGTTTAAGTTCAGAATTATTTTTGTTGAGGGCCAGGAAATATCCTACCTCTTTGTCTTCTGTCTTACCATATGCAGATAGTTGTTTGATGTATCCGAATGAATCATCTTTGATACCATCCTCTGTAAATTTCTTTTCATATGACCACTTGCTTGCAGTCTTAACATCAACTAACTCACCATCGATGTGGCAATCTTGTGAACCATTGATACCTTCAAGTGTATGCTTCTCTTGTTTGCCTGTCACCTTATGACCTGATAGTTCTACTAGTCCAAGTAATAGTGCTTCCATTACGTGACCAGTTAAGAATGTAAGATAGACTCTACCTTCAATCTCTTCAGCATCAAACCCTTTACATTGATACCACTGGGCTCTCTCACATCTACCAATACCTGACATACGTAGGTGTGTTTGTTTCTCTCTAGGTGTGAGTGCATCTACTACTGCTGCACTAACATCCTTACCTATAGAATCAGCAATCTTTTGTAGGTCGCCATCATATTCTTGAGTGTGCATCATATTGTACACATCATTAACTAGTGTGTTAATTGTTTTCATTGTTTACCTCTTGGATTAATTTGTTTAGATACCAACTTGCTTTCTGCAAATCTTCTAAACCATTCTTCATTTTATAACGTGATATATATTTTACCACATTCCCTTCTAAATAATTCATCTTTTGGTCAAGAATATAATCGATTGTTTCTATCGACCCTTGTTGGTAATGCTTTGGATTAATAGCATCAGTGTGTTTCATTCCAGTTCCTCCCTATTTTATATTCACCATCGATTGGACATTTAAGTTTGTAGTAGTTGGTAGTCTCTCTCATTGCATCTACTATACACTTACCTATATCATCAGCGTGTTCTGGTCTACACTCTACCTGTATCTCATCGTGTATCACACCTAATTGTTTGAATGGTAGTGTACAAGTATTGTGAAAGATAACCCACGCTCTCTTTGCTATGATAGCACCTGCTGATTGTAGTAAGAAGTTAAGTGCTGAGTGTTCAGACCTAACAGGTATGTGCCTACCATCTAATCCTTTAATGTATCCACGTTTGCTAGCTCGCTCAACCCTTGTTCGTAAAGTTTTAAGTGCTGGCGTATTAGCGAGGAAGTCTGCCTTAAGTTTTCTACCATCTGCTTTTGTTCCTCCGACAATGCTTCCGACCTTTTCGTCACCCGCCCCATACAAGAAAGCGTAAATGAATGTCTTCGCCTTATCTCTTGATTGAAGTCCTGCAGCCAGTTGATTTGCTGTGTGTATATCTCCGTGTAATATTTCATTTGTATACTCCTCATCATTCATATAGTGGGCCAGGCATCTTAACTCTAGACCTGCCAAGTCTGCACCTACTAATACCTTACCATCTGGTACAGTGAATAGACTTCTCATCTCACTACCAAACTCTTTGCCACTTGCAGTAACTTGCTGTAAGTTTGGATTAGATGATGACATCCTGCTAGTAACTGTACCTATCGTGCGTACTCTGGAATGTATCGAGTTGGTTTCTCTATTGTATTCTTCTAACCAACTATCTAACTGACCTCTCCTCTTTTGTAACATTAAATACCGAGCAATTAGTTTTGCCTCTGGTATTTCTACCCCATCTAATGTGGTCTCATCTATCTTGGGTTTACCTGTTGGTGTAAACTCAGTGGGTTTCCATCCTGCTGCAACTAATACATTCCCAATATGCTGTCGACTATTAAGGTTAAAGCTAACACGTGCATAATAACCATACTGACCATCATCATTCTTATGACAACCCAAGTCCAGTTCTTTCTGGTATGCCTCTGTTGGTGTACCATCTTTGCGTGTCTTTCTCTTGACTGCTGTCTTTGGTTTCCATACTGTAGTATATCTAAAGGTGTTATGTACTTCGTCTTCCACCTTCTTAAGTTCTTCGTTAATGTCATACAATACTCCTACTGCTTTCTTCATATCAAAGTACCAACCATACTTCTCCTGCTCAGTACAATATCTTTTAATGTCGTACTCTAATTCTAGTGCATCTTTACTTAATGTATCTTTAAGTTGATTGTATATCCTTGTAGTTATCTCTACATCTCGTACACAATAGTCCAACATTTCCTGGCTAAAGCACGACCAGTCAGTGTGGTCTCCCTTTTCAAACTCAAACCTATCTCCCCAAGACTTAAGACTATGACCACCCTCAATGGATGGGTCTGATAGTTGACTCATTATCATAGTATCTTCTATCTTTATACTGCTAAAGTCTGTGCCTAGTAGTTTAGTTAACACTGGTACATCAAATGAAATACCATTGTGAAATACTAAGGTGTCTACGCACTTCAGCCAGGAGTTAAATCTATCTATAGTATTAGGTGTGAACTTAATGATACGCTTATTGTCTACATTCTGTGCAACAATACACCATACCTTAGTAGCATCGAAACCATCTGTCTCAATGTCACAACTAAAAATCATAGTCCTCCTTGGGTTGTATCATTGGGTTATCACCCTTCTGTAGTCTACCAGTTATGTTATCAAAGTAAGACCAACCACCTTCACCAGTCTGACCAGTACGTCTGAGTTTAGGTACTCGTATACGTATACTGTTTCTCTCTACTGGATTCTCTGCTAACTTATCACGACTAAATAATATATTGTTATGACAAGCTTGTGGTATAGCACCACTACCTTTAACATCATACTCGCTAATCTTATGAGGGTGTGACCCGTCATCAGGTTTACGTGTGTGAGTGGACAGAATTATACACGCCTTAGTTTCTTTACATAACTTAATAAACCTATCCATTACTTCTTCAATGTTCTCATTAGATAGATTCTTAATGGCAGTATGTAATGGGTCAACTAATATGACAGTACATCCTAGTCCTTTGATGAAGTATCTTATCTTGGAAAACATCTCATCAATATCTATGCTGCCACCACCATCATCATAGAGTTGTACCTTACTACCAAACCCTACCTTGACAGCATCTTCCATTACACTATCAACATCAATGTCTTTAGGTTTAACTAACTGTAGATTCTCTCTTCTGTGTACGGATACTACCTTACGTATAGTCTCATCTATATTATCTTCTACCATAAAGCAACCAATCTTTTCATTAGTGCCAGTAGCAAAGTGATATATCAATTCATTAAGGATAGTAGTCTTACCTATAGATGTATGTGCAATGATAGATGTTAACTCACCACGTGCTAGTCCACCTTTAGTCATCTCTTGTAGATTACCAAATGAATCAGGCAAAGGTATTAACTCTGTCTCTCGATAGTCTAGTAGTGCTAGTCGCATATCATCTAGTGATGCAACGCCTGATACTGTATATGGTTTTGCTTCCCACCATTCTTGTTGGAACTCACGACCATCTCCTGCTACTAGGTATTCACTGGCATCTTTATGTTTAGATAGTGTAAGTATCTTACATTTGTTCTGACCTATGATAGGTGCTACCTTCTTGGCTGCTTCACGACCTGCCTCATCATCATCAAAGCACAGTACTACACTCTCGAAACTATCAAGGAACTCTAGGTTTGCTTTGATATTATCTATACAGTTAGCACCATTATTGATTGACACAAAGTTGTACTTGTTACCAAACATTTCGTATGCTGACATAGCATCTAACTCACCCTCACATATAGTGATAGCAATACCACCAGGTTTTATTAGGTGCTGACCAAACAGTTGATTGTCTTTAGATGTATCTCCCTTGCCAAAGAATCGTTTACCTTTAACAAGTCTTGTCTTGATGCCACACATATCACCCTTCTGATTGAAGTATGGATAGTGGTGCTTGATATCCTTACCATCATCATCTACTTCTACCTTTACCTTGTACTTCTCTAAGGTCTCTGCTCGTATACGTCTGTCGGTAAGTGGAAAGTAATCACCCTTGTATTCTTCCAGCCAGGAGTCATCCTGTTCTGTAGTTTTCGTGGCACGAAAAGGTTGGTTACCTTTAGTATGATACTCGCATTTGAAACAATGGGTGTGACCATCATCAAAGATTGCGAGATTATCTTTATTATTATCCTCTCCTTTATTGGCACATTGAGGACACTGTGCTCTACTTATAACACTGCTCATAATTTAACTCTCGTTGTAAACATAATAAACCCCGTTGCGGCCACAGGCGGGGTCAGACCTGCTGTTTACTATATCTGGCCAGGAGACAAACTATTAAAAGTCTGATGGGTCGTAGTCTTGAGGAGTTGCCTTCTCTTCTACTCTAATTTTCTCTAGATAAACATTACCATTATCGCCTTTACTAACTAGCATAGTTACCTTGTCATTGAATAGTGACAGGTGTTCTTTTCCTACTAATTGTCTATCAGAATTATACACCTCAGGTTCTCCAAATTCAACTAGTCTGGAAGCAGTTAGTTGCATAAAATCTTTGTATGGTTTTATTTTTACCTCTCTCTTCTCTGCTATCTTAAGACTATCTTCATCAAGATTGATAGTAAGTTTGTAGGTAGGTTCACCCTTGCCCTTATATCTATCTGGCACTGTGACGTGATTGAATGCAACTTGTCCTGATAATGAAAAATATTTACTCATATTAACTCCTTATTATTTAACTAACAATACCTAGCATAATGCTTAGTATTAACTACTTACTAACAACTACTAAGTAAAAATACCTAAGCATATATACTAGGAATATAGA